TGAATATGTACAAATGTCGGTATCTGTTAATGTCCCGTAAGGAATCACGTTTGGCTTATTTTGAATAAAAGATCCGCCAGATGAAGCGTTCCAGTCAATATACGCTCCTGCCAAAGCATTTGCCGTGGCGGAAAATGTTGCGTTTGTTGCTGTAGTGGCTGATGTCGCGGTGGTCGCGGTGGTCGCGGTGGTCGCGGTGGTCGCGGTGGTCGCGGTCGGCGCATTGTAAGCCGGATTCATATAGGGGTATGCTATCAGCCATCGTCCCACTGCAGAAATTGGTGTAATAACGGCCGGAGTTGAAGGTGTAGCCGTTGATGTCGCGCTGTAAGTATATTCGTATAAATAACCACTCACAACACCGACTGCCATGTCACCATCGGAAGCGTAAATAACATTTTCGGCAATGGTTGTCGGGATTTTATCTAAACTTCCAGTCTCCCCGCCGGTAAGGGCATTAAAGCCGTAGAATTTCCCCGCTTGCGCCGGAATCGCCAATAAAAGTATCAAGGAAATTATTAAAAAAAGTCTTTTCATTGAATATCCCCCTTTAAGTAGAAAATGTGCAAGGAATCATATTTGGACTGGCAACCGCCGACCCTAATCCTGTTCCCGCTTCGATTTCTAATTGCAACCGCGTAAAAAAGGCATTATCAAAAGTGTTTTTTTCGACAATGTGTTGAGCAACCCTTGTTGAAACTATCGGTACGCCATTGTCGCTGAAAAAACTTGATGACATTTGATATATATTGCCGTTACTGTAATCAGAAACATAATGATTCCCATTAAAAAATATGTAATTGTCGCTAATATGCCTATTTATATTATAAAAACCACTCCCCGCATAAGTCGATCTCTCATGCCACATTTGAGTCGTGGTGTCATAAACAAAAGTCTTATTCCCTGTCGGGAAGGTAAACACAATAAAAGTATGACCTCCGTCACTGTAAGAATATGAAAAAGCGTCTGAAATTAAGGTCATTTGGCTAATTTGATAATTGATAGCCGCCGGTGAAACAACTTGTGTCTGATAGCCGTTAATCGAAACAATTCCAATAAACTCGCCATCTTCATTATCTCGTTCCATTGCCAAGAAAAATACTGTATTACTTGCCCTGGTAATCGCCCACGGTGCTACTGTTCCATAATCAATAACCGCACCCGGGACTCTGGCAAAAGGGAAACCAACGGAAGTCGCAGTTCCCGCGTCATAAAAAACTTCCGAAGTGTACTGTTTTATTATCCAAAGCTGTTGCTGATGATTTATGATTCCCATTACATTGTCTGGCGCGCCCTGAACTGGATTTGTCGCCAAAGCGTTCCACGTTGTACCATCATAAAGATCAGAGCAAAAAACATTCATCGTGTCGGCCTGAATAATAACAAAATATCCGTCAATATAGGCCACTTGTGAGGCTCCTGTAGTCGGGAAACCACCACCTGTCCCTATGTTTGAAAAGGTAGAAGTGGCAACATCCCAAATATATCCACCTGAACCATCAACGATAATTAACTGATTCCCGCCGACACCCGCAGAAGCAAGGCCGTTGTTTTGCATTGAAACCCTACCTGTTGACGTGGAAAGCGTACCCAAAGAAGCTGAAACAGTGCCGTTAATGTCGATTAAATACAAATTATCGCCCGACACGACAAATAAGGTATTATTGAAAACGTGCCATCCTCTGACAATCATTGGAGCTAAGGTAAATAACAGAAGCCCCGGTGTCCCTATTAGGGAAATTACCGCGGCGGAATCTTGCTGACTGATTTCAGGATAGTAATTAATCGATCTTTGACAATCGATTTTATTCGACCTCGCGGAATAGGTGGAGCCTAAGAAGTTTATTTGAGGCATGTAAGCTCCTAACCAAAAGTATCTGAAATAATGTTATATCCGCTTCCTTTCGGTGCGCCCGGTATGTCTGTTCCCATCGGTGGTACAACTGAATTGATATTTTCCAAAACGCGAAGTCCATGCGCGGCCAAAACGACTATGTCCTCTGGTATCGGTGCTGAACCTCTGAATTTACGCCATATTCTTACTGCTAAGCTGTAACTCAACGGCTCAAGGTACATCGGCTCAAAGGTGATTATGTCGTTAGACGTGGCAAATTCAGTTAAAATCATTTCCATATCAAGATGCAAAACATAATTATTCGCTGAATCAGGGATTGGATAAATAAATATTTCCCCTGTCTGTGTAGCTTGCTGTGTCGCTCCCGGATAAAAGGCAATATACTGCGGGATACCTGTAGCAATGTTTTTATCCTCGAACTGCTGATATTGTTGCATAGAAACAATGGCTATTTGTTGAGTAATATTCGTTTGAAAAGTGACAAATCCATAATCCAGTTTGAGCGGTTTTGCTTGATTAAAATCCCCGCCAACACCAATGGTATAAACTCGCTTGTTGGCAGTTAATGTCAAATCAACTCCGGTACTCGCTCTTAAAAGTATGTTTTGTGCTGACCACAAATCAATCATGTAGTTTAGTGATTGAAGACATACCTGAACATCGCTAGAGCTGGGAGCCTCGTTCATGGCGATGGCTCCACAGGTCTGCATAGCGTCTGTAATTATGTTCAAAACTGTAGCCATTGCTTATTCCTTATTGTCATCCGCCTTTGCGTTTTTAGGGTTTTTTTTACACGCTACTTCGTGAGACATTAACCCAACTTTAGTCGCACAAAATCTGCCGCAATACTGGCACTTCCACTCTGTTTCAATTTCTGCTTTAACGGCTTCTTCTTCTTCTATTCCCATTAATTCTTCGGTGAGAACTTTCGCCTGTTCTTTATGCCAAAGGATTTTTTCTTTCAGTTCTTCGGCACGTTTCATTACGTTTGGAGTCAAACTCCATCCGTCAGGCAAAGCGTCTTTTACTTCTTCAAGGGTATTAAATACCTTTGCGCCTTGCGCCTTGTGATACAAATATCTTGGTACATCGTAAATTTCAGCCATAATATTTCCTTTCTTTATTCCGGTAACTTAAAAGTGTCGCCCTTGTGGGCTGGTTTGAATTTCTTTGCTTTCTTGATCTTTTCCGGTTTCATCAACTTTTCTTTTTCCAGTTTTTCTACTTTAAGCTTTTTCATTTTGTCCTCCATTTGATAAAGTCTTGTTCTAATCCAAGTATTTTTTTACTTCTTTTTTTAATGAATTTAGCCGGAATACCGGCATAAATCCCCCACGCCTTTAAATCTTTATTTATAAAAGAATACGCTCCTACTGCACATCCTTTCTCAATAGTAACCCCCGGCATGACTGTGCTGTTTGTTCCGATAAGAACATGCTTGCCTATAACTACCTTACCCCTTTTAAGTTTAGGTTTGAACTGTGCCGGTATTTGCGGCCCGACAAGCGACTCGCCGGAATAATCATCAGAAGCCGTTAAAATCGTTGTCCTTGGAGCGAATTGTGCGAAGTCCTTAATGACTATGCCATTACCACCAGAAAAGAAGCTGTAGGCCGCTATATGGACGTTATTGCCGATAGTAATATCGCCGGTCAATATCACAAAGTCATCTATCCGCACGTTGTTGCCGATTTTAATATTGCCGTAAAACTTCGCATTAGGGCTTATGGTGTTCATTTATACGCGCTCCCTGTTGATAAATCAGGATATGGAATTTCTAAATCTTCGTTTGATTTTTTGTTCCCCTTCATGTCGTAAAAATTATTCATAAGTAAAAGACCTCTCGCCGCTTTCTCCGGTTCCATATAAAAATTCCAGCCGCACATATCGAAGTTGTCATCGTGATATGAACATTCTCTGCGCCCTGAAAACCTCGCTCTCTTTAACCAAAGATACGCTTTGTAATCATCGGTAAGAATCGCGCCGCCTTTTGAGAGCTTTAGATGTTTGTAAGCTCCGGTGAATGACAAACACATTAAGGTTTCTGGCACATACATATCTGCCGTAAACCTTAACGCACTGTCAATTACTCTTGTGGGCTTTAATTGGTAGGCGCCTTTTAAGGTCGTCCCTTCCACTGGTTCAAATATTACTTTTCCCCCAGCATGGATAATTTCGCACGGTACGCTCGGATAAGTTCTAGCAGGGATCGTTATTTCCTGCCCCTCTATGCCCTCATATTCCAAAGCAAGGAATAAGGCATTACTGCAATTATCAACGGCCACGGCGTACTTCGCGCCGGTATAATCGCATAAGGCATCTTCAAACTGTTTGGTTATGTCGTGAACATTATACATTCTGTTCTGCCTTTAAATTCCTTAGATGTTCATCTAAAGTCCCTTTAAATGACGTTATATTCCAGTGCTGTATGTCACATACAGGGTCAACCCACAACTGAACTCCTGCCGCTTTCATGCTATCCGCAAAGCAATAATCCATTCCGGTAAAACAGTTATTCTCAATCTTGTTATAAAAAAAACTGTAACACTTTTTGCCATCCATCCAATACCAGTTATCAGGGAATGCTTTTACCCATTTTTGCAAGGCCGTTTTGCTTATCTTAAGGAATCCTGCCGCAATTCTTTTCGCCTCAAGTAAACAATTCCCATCTGGGGTAACCTTCCCCAAATATGAACCGTCCTCTGCTGTTTTAAGATCAACGGCATATTCTTTTTTATCTTGGCACTTTAAATAAGCTCCACTTACTATCTCTTTATCGTGAAGAAGCAGCCTTACTAAGTGTTCCGGTTTCCACG